CGCATTTTCTCTTGTAAATCACCCAACTTTTCTGTCACTTCAGCAACATTCTTTATCAGTTGCCCAGCAACTTCATAAGTTCTTGGATGCTCGCTTTCCTTTGCGAGTTCAAGTATTCCGTCAATTGCAGCAGAACCTTTTTCTACCAAATTATAAAAATTATCTCTTTGGTATTTGTAGTCATCCTCTATATCATCTTCACTAACTTCTGTTGTGTTAGGTATGATAGATATGATTTCAGGTATAGTAGTTGGAACTATTTTTTCTATGACACCTAATTCTTTATCAAGTCTTAATGTAGAATCTTTTGTCGTCATGATTTATTATCGTCTTCACCTGTCTCTGGATTATAATTTTGTGCATCTTGATAGAATGATATAGTTTCATTAAATCCGAAATCATCATCAGCATCAGAAGTTGTGGGATTGGGTGTGACTTTATATCTCTGTTCACGTTTCGGAGACTGATCCGGCATATCTGTATATTGATCAACTTGTACAGTCTTAATAACCTTACTAGAAGTGACAGGCCCATATAGATAGAATTTAGTAGTAAAGGACAGTGTATATATCAATGCTCTACGAGACTCAAAATCTCCATCATAACTATCTTCATAACCTATACTATTCAAAATTATAGGAACATCTTTTTTAATTCCCATATCTGACATATCATTGATGGTAAGAGTATAGTCAGGCTGAAAGTAGGGAAGAATCTGTTCTACTATCTGTAACGCATCATCAGATTGTTTTGCCATAATATACAATTCAATATCTAGATTGTATGGAACTGGCATATACTGTGTATCTAATTGCTTTGTATTTGCGCCTTTAACCTTTTTAAATTTTTGTACACGACTTAATTTTCTTACAGCATCATAGGAAAGATTTTTAATTTCAAATCCAATACGAGGTAAAGTAATAGCTACCTGTTTTGTCAAATCAGCATCTTCACGCAAACGCACTAAAAACTTCTCTCTTGGACCATACGCAAGAGGAACCTTCATAGTTTGTATTATAGTGCCATTATTATCTTTACGAACAAGACTTATATCATTGAACAATGATCCAAAAGAAATAATAACCTTACGGATTGTTTCATGGTAAAACTGGGTTCCTAACATTATGAGCTACTCCCTGCATCTCCAAATGGATTTAATTCACTAAAGTCTAGAACTGATCTACTTTGAGCTTCAAAAAGTTCGTTCTGTGATGTCTTATCTTGGTCAAAGTCTCCTACTATATAGTCTTCCTGTATGAGATATTCTGCATCGCCAGTATCAGCAGCCTTTTCAAGAATAATACTTTCACCAACAGAAGTACTGTCACTCTCACCAAGTATATTATCGCCATCTGTTTCTTCAAGTAACAACCCAGAAGAAACATCGTCATCAGTACCAATCTCTAGTCGAATATCTTCTGTAACCGCTGAGGATTGTTCCATAGTAAACTGATGAATAAGTGCATTTTGCGATTGTTCAGTTTCAATTGCATCTATTTCTGTAATACCAGTGTCAACAATTTCAGAGCTATAATCATACAGACGACATCTTAATTTATATACTGGATTATTATCTAATTGATAAAATGGTTCATCATGATCTACAAAATTTACTTGAAACATCTTATCAAGAATTGGGTGATAAATTGCATCACCTTCTTGTGGTCTATCAGAATCCGTTGCAGCAGTGTCCTGTATGATGTAAAAAACATTATCACCACTTACCGTAGTCAAAATAGATGAGGAAGATGATTGGTCTATGGTTCCCGCTTCTAATTGTATTGAACCACCAGAACTAGTATCTGTTCCATCTTGAATTTGTACTTGTCTATCTAATTCTTGAAATCTTTCTTTATTTACAACAAAGGTTGCTTCGCTTAAATTTTGCAAACCAAACTGATTCATCAATTCTTTTTCACCAGCAAATCCACCATCAGCATCTTCCATATACATTTCTATGGGATGCTGCGTTCTAAATTTGGAAAGAGAATCTTCGCCCCATACTGTATCTTCAGCAACAAGAGTACGGTCCATGTAATAAACATCATGGCCATATATTTGAATTGCTTCTTTTACAAGATCACTGTATAAAGTTCTCTCAGTTGCTATGGATGTAAAATTGCTTGTATGAAATGCTGTGTTAACTGCCATTCACTTACCCAATCATATAGTTTACTGGTAACTCAAAGGCAAGTTGAATTTCTTCCTCAAGTTTGTTTTGTTCCTCTAATGCTTGAGTGTATAGAGTCTCTCCATTCATAGTTACTCCACCAAGCATAGCCACACCATTAAACTTGCTAAGATTTGCTCCCCATTGCTTTTTGATAAGAGTGGTTGCATATCTCTTTAGATAAATGTCATCGTAAATATCTGTATATGTAGTAGGGTCTAGTTTTCGATAGCATTCAATAACAAGATAATCAACATCAGCTGTTACATCACTTTCCCAATCCATATCAATATAAAGACGATTTTGGTGTTGGTTAAAACGAATAGGTGTTTCGCCAACAAGAATATGCTCTAACAAATCAATATTGTCCATTGTCATTTGATATTGAATAACAGATGTTGAAGAAAAATCAAATAGATCATTCAATCGCAACTGATAACGAATATCAAACATATTGCTGCCAGCACCAGTATCAGTAAATGGAAATACTTGTACTACAGATACAACAGCACTTGGAACTGGAATAAAGTTTGTTCCCTCTTTCCAAGTTGCGGTGATTGAACTATCAGCAGTATCAGTTGCTGTAGTTGATGCATCAGCCCTTGCTCGGGTTACTTCATCAGAAGTAATGAGATGTTTAAGATACATCTTCTCAATACCATCGTAATGATATTGTGCAAAGAATTGAAGTGCTTCATCTAGACGATCATCAGCTTGATCATCGGATATATTAATATCAATAACTCCATATCCGAGTGATCTAAGGCAATAACTTTTTAATGTAGCTTTTGTTGTAGGGACAGCCATACTTATATTCCTTTTCTACATATTTATATGTACTGTAACCCCAAGTTATGAACGATTCCCTACTAACTCCTTTAGAAGATGTTTAATTTCATGCATTTCTGATTTAATATGATTTATCTCTCTTGTCGTATCTCGTATTTCATCTCTTTGTTTTTGTGCAGATGCAGCACGTTTTCTTGCTTGTTCATATGCACCAACATTACGATTAATGATAGCATGAGAAGCGTTATCTCTTACTAAATCTGAATGTCCCTCAACTTGCGTATAAGCTTCTTTCATTTTATGTTCCTAACGCTAGAATTCTAAGTGATTTTAATCTAGGCGGTTCAGCACAGTTTGTTCCTTGCATAATAATTTTAATTTGAAAAGATATAAATTCAGAAAGAGGTATGCCAATACCATCATCTGTAACACCAGCCGTATATTGATATTCTTGGAAATCATTTACATTAGATGATGGTTGAATAGTAGTATCAGCAGAACCATCATCGTTAAAATATCTGTATGACAAACCATCAAAATCTTCTGATTCATCAGCACCTAAAATTTTGTACATAAGTTTTATTTCAGAAGATGAAGGTCTATGAGCACCAAAAATTACTTTTAACCCTGTTGCTAATGCATCAAGAGTAACTTGTTTTGTAATATAGATTGCAGAATTTTGATCTCCTTCTGGATTAGTCGATGGAACATAATCTGAAGTAGGATAAACATCAGAAGATGAATCAATATTATTCAGTCTATTTGCCACCGTAATCACAGACATTCTTTCAGTATCAATAACAGGAGAAATCCTTGCTGAATTTGTTGCTAGTGTCAATTTTGTTTCAAATGATCTTAGAGAAGACAACTCATTTGTTTCATTAATTGCAGAAGTTATCAAACGAGGAGCATCAAACTTAAAATTATCATTTAATGGATATGTTATTAATGGCACAGCAGTTGTATTGTTACGACCACTCGTAAATGAAGACTGTGTTCCACTTGGACTTGTACCTGATGTTAATGTTGCTACCGTTGAAATAGAAGTGTTTGGGAGCTCCAGTGAACTAACAAGAGTTGAAAACTGATCCATAAGTGCATTTTCAGTTGCTGTTACAGCAGTTCCACCGAATTCGTCTGTACCGGCAGAACCATCAGTTACAGGAGTTGTAGTTAATGCAACTGTATAACTGTCAATTTCTATATTTGCAATTGCAGTATGTGTCTTGTTAATTTCAGTAAATGGAACTTTATGTGATTGATATAGATACACAGTTGCACCGTCAGCATGAATTGCAGCGGTTGTACTATTCACACCTCTTGAAAGTCCAGATACAGCATTTGTGCTGATTGTAGTATACGTCATTATCTCATCATCTATTTTAATATACCAAAGATTTGATGCTGTTTTTGAATACTTACCAGAGGTGTCATCAAAATTAGTTCCACTCGTTAGAGTCGATGTAGTTCCTGCAACAGTCATTGCACCATTTAATGTTGTCGAGGCACCAGATACAACTCCAGCAATAGTCACATTATTACTAGTAGAATACATATGATGATCATTATGTTTAACTTTCAATGATGTACTTTCTGTCATCACAATAGGATCACGGCCAAATGTCAAAGTTGGAACATCTTTATTTACTAAAACAACAGCTCCGGTAGCAGTATTATCAAACTCTGCAACCTTTATATTAAATTTTATATCTTCCATTGGACTCATTGCCCAAGCGGTATTATTATGAGATTTAAATAAAACGCCAGTATGAGGTTGTTCCGATACAGTTCTGCTTCCACCTATATCAACTTCACCCATTCGACAAATCCAAGCTTTATGTTCTGGTGTATCTGCAACCAAAGTAAAACAATATTCTGTCTCATTTTCAACATAAACTGGTGATGGAAAAGTAAATGTAGTTGCAGTAGCAGCAGTAGAAGAAAGATTCATATCTGCTGGAACTTTCAAAACGCGAGCAAATGGCAAAATTTTCGGACCAGGATACCCATTAATAACATTTCTTATTTCCATTACTACAGGAAGAGTATCATCTTTTGATTCAAAATAAACATCAATAGACGTAATAAATACTCCAGAAGATACACCAGTTGGATCGCCAGGCACTTTAAATGTTTGTGCTAATGGATCGCAGGGGTCTTCATCATCATGTGGCCTCGGCGAGG